TGGCGACCGCGCGATTGATACACGTGATGCAGGTCGGACCTTCAACATCGTCTTCATCGGCGACATGGACGGGGACCGGACATGGTTGCTGATGCAGTTGGAAAGCGGGGGCGTCAGTGGCTGAGGGCGGGCTTGAGGGCGTGGATCGCCTCATGGCGAAGATCAGCCGCATGACCCCTGCCGTTCGCAAGGCCGCTGGACAGGAAGCCTTCATGCAGGCCGAGGAGATGGCGGCTCAGATGCGCCGCATCGCCCCGGTCGATCCGACCCCTGACGATGGCCAGCACGTTCGCGATCACATCCATGTGGAAGAGGGCCGCCTGGGCGACGTCTCCTATGTCGTCATCTCTGACGCGAAAGATGGCCAGGGCCGGCCGAAGGCCGCTCGCGTCGAGCTGGGCCACAAGGCGGCAAACGGCAAGCACGTTCGCGCCCAGCCTTCGTTCTATCCGGTCGTTCGGACCAGCCAGAAGCGGGTGAAGCGCCGCATCACGGCGGCGATGCGCAAGGCGATCAGGAAGGAAGCGGGCCTGTGATTGATCTATCGCTCCCCCTGCAGGCCGCCATCGTGAAGGCGTTGAAGGAAGACGCTGAACTGATCGGCCTGATTGGCGGTCGGGTCTATGACCGCGTGCCCGCCAATCCGGTCGCCCCATACATCACGGTGGGAGACATGCACGTCGTGGACGACAGCAACCCCTGCCAGTCGCTGGCGGAATATTCAGGCCTGGTCGATTGCTGGTCCGAGGCTGTCGGCTATCCCGAGGTCAAGCGCATCGGCGCCGCAGCGGTTCGCGTCCTGAACGCCAAGCTGCCCGTGACCGGCGGCGCCATCATCATCCACCGCGTGGGCGTGTCCTACGGGCGCGAGCGCGACAACCTGACGAGCCGGGGCATCATCCGCCCGCGCTACGACATCCAGGCTCAGGCCTGACGAAATCCCGCCTCTGAGCGGTGCCTCGCCCCCACCAAGGGCCTCCCTAAAAACAGGAGCTCCGCTATGTCGGATACCTTTGTCTCGACCGTTTCGGGCGAGCTTATTCTTGTGCAGATCGGCGACGGCGCAGACCCGGAGGTCTTCGCCCATGACTGCCTGATCAACGCCTCGCGCGGCCTGAGCCTGACGGCCAACGTCAGCGAACAGAGCGTCCCGAACTGCACCGATCCATCGAAGCCCGACAAGATCCTGCGGCGCGTGGACTCGACCGACAGCACCATCTCCGGCGACGGTAAGCTGCACTCGTCCTCGACGCTGGCGTGGCTGAACCGGGTCGGCAAGGTCGTGAACATCAAGGTTCGCCAGGCCGGTGTGTGGCAGGTGGCCGGCGCGTACATCCTGACCGAGTTCTCGATCACCGGCACGGCGCGCGAGTTCGCCACGGCCTCGGTGTCGCTGAGCCAGGCTGACGCTCCGACGATCACGGCTGACACGGGTTCGTAATGAGCCGCAGCGCCAAGGTTAAGGCGCCGTTTGGCGACGGCGTCTACACCTTCCAGCTCGACATCGCCGGGCTGGAAGAGCTGGACGAGAAGTGCGACGCCGGCCCTGAGGAGATGTATCACCGCATCAACGAGGGCCGGTGGCGCGTTCGGGACATCCGCGAGCCCATCCGCATCGGCCTGGTGCGCGGGGGGACTGACCCGATGCGCGCTCTGGCCCTGGTGGCACGCTATGCGGCCGAGGGCTATCTGGCGGACCTCAAGCCTCTCGCCATGAACATCCTTGGCGCGGCCATCATCGGCTCCCCGGAGGAGGACAAGGACATTCCGCCGGGGGAGACGAAGGGGGAGGCCTCAGGCCCCTCCCCCGAGGAAAACTCCGCTTCTCAGCCTACTACGAACTCGGCGCAGCCTTAGGCTATTCCCCCCGCGAAGTGGGCCAATGCTCCATCTGGCAGTTGATGGCCGCCTATCGCGGGTGGAAGAAGGCCAACGGCGTTGATGACAAGGGCGCCGCTCCGTCCGACGCTGAGTTCCTGGCGGCGGTTGCAGGGCGGGGATGAACGCCGTTAGCCTACCCTTCTTTGGGAGGTTGGGATGATAGGTGTGCTTGTTGCTTCCGCTGCCTTGGCGGCCGCGCCTGAGTATCTGACAGAGGTCGTCTCGGCCCCGGTCGAAACGACAGGCACGGCGTCTGAAATTGCCGCGCGCGGGCGTCGCTGCATCGCCTCGACCTTCGGGTCTGGCGTTGCCGGCGGCGAGCTAATCGTCAGCGACTCCGACAACGTGATCGTCGCGCGAAACGCCTCTAGCTACATGGATGGCCTGCTCAAATGGCAGATACGCGCCCGCGTCACCTTTGAGGCGCGCGACGGGCGCTTCCGCATCAGTCAGACCGCCCTTGAGCGTTTCAACGATCGAGGCGGCGGGTGGTCGGGGATCGGAAAATGGCGCGGGGCTGGCTGGCAAAAAGCCGAAGCGGCCTATGCCAGTAGCGCTGCGGCCCTGATTGAGTGCGTGACGGCTGAACAGGCCGACGACTGGTAACACGCCGCGCCCCCAAGCGTGGATGAGATTGTGCGGGCGGTCCTTTCGGGGCCGCCCTTTTTCATGGGCGGTGATCAATGTCCGATGAGATCGAGCGCCTGCTCGTCCGTGTTGAGGCGAATGCTGTCGCCTTTGAAGGCCAGATGAAACGGGTGAACCGGGCGCTCTACGGGTCGTCCGCCGAAACCCGAAAGACGCTCGACCGTATCAAACGCGACACGGCGTCGGCCGCCCCCCAGATGTTCAAGCCGATCGGCGACAGCTTCCGGCGCGAGCTGGCCGGGATGGCCGGGCCGCTGGCCGCTATCTTCAGCGCCGCTGAAGTCACGAAGATGGCTGACGAGTGGACGGATATGACCGGCCGCATGCGGCTGGCTGTCGACGCCGGGACCGATGTGGAAGACGCGATGGGCCGGATCGCCGACATGGCCGTGCGCACTTACTCGTCGCTGGAGAACACGTCCGAAGGCTTCTTCCGCAACGCCGGGATGATGCGGGAACTGGGCTACAGCACCGACCAGACGCTGGATTACATCGAGGCGCTCAACAACGCCTTGGTGGTCTCCGGGGCCAAGGGCGCGCGCGCCGAAAGCGTCATCAGCGCTGTGTCGAAGGCGATGGCGAAGGGCAAGCTGGAGGGCGACAACCTCAACACCGTCATCGAGTCCGGCGGCCGGGTGTCAGAGCTGCTTGCCGAGAAGCTGGGCGTCACGACGCTGCAGCTGGCGAAGCTGGGCAAGGACGGCAAGATCACCGGCCGCGTCATGTACGACGCCCTGTCGGGCAACCTGGAGAAGCTGCGCGCTGAGGCCGAGCTGATGCCCGCGTCGGTGGCGGACGCGTTTCAGAACCTGCGCACTGAGCTGGTCAAGTTTATCGGTCAGACGGACCAATCGCTCGGGGCTTCGCAGAAGCTGGCTGCGGCCATCACCGCCGTCGGTCAGAACCTCGACTTGGTGACGAAGCTGGCCGGCGCCCTCGCCGCAATCATGGGCGTCCGCTTCGTCCTGGCCATGACGGCCGGCAGCGGAGCGATGCTCGCCAACAGCTTGGCCAGCGCCCGACTGATCATGTTCCAGACCGCCATGACCGCGAGCATGACCGGCACCACGCGGGCGGCGATGTTGTCGACTGCGGCGATGCGCGGGTTCACGGCGGCGCTGGTCGCTAATCCGGTGGGCGCCGCTCTCGTGGGCATCATGGCGGTGTCAGCGGGGATCATGGGCTTGGCCTCGGCGGCGCGTAAGGCTCAGGACAACATCGAGACCTTCGACGCGGCGATGGCCGAGTCCAACCGGGTGCTGGCGGAAGCCAGGGAGCACACGGACAAAGCAGCCGCATCGACCAAGAGCATCGGCGACAAAAGCGCCCAGGCCGTCTCGGGAGTCATGGGCCTTTGCGACGCCACCGGGAAGCTGGCCGACGAAACCTTCAGGCTTGCTGATGCGCAAGCAGAAGCCGCGCGCACCGCCATCCTTGATCGCATCGCGAAGAACCGCGTTGAGGTCGCCGATCGTTCGGCCCCCGGCCTTTGGACCCGCGTCGGTGAAGCCGCGGGGATGAAATACACCGACGGCCCCCACAAGGGGCGGTATGCGAAGGATGTTCGGGAAGAGCAGATCAAAGCGCTGGAGCAGCAGAACGCTGGTCTGATGGCGGCATCTATCGAGATGGGTCTGGCCGACGGCGCGAAGTGGACCAACCGTCCAAGGGCGACCTCTGCATCGACCGAGAGCGATCCGAAGAAGCCCAAAAAGGCCAGCGGCCCGACGCCCGCCGAACTCGCAGCCCAGCGGCAGATGCTGGACCTGCAGGCCGAGATCGAACTGTTGCGGGCGCAGGGGCAACGTGTTGCGGCCGACGCCAAGCAGGACCAGCTCGACACGCTCAATCTGACTGAGCAGTACGAAAAGGCCGGCTTCGCCAATGCCAAGGCCAAGGCCGAGGCTCACGTCCAGGCGCTCGCCACGGCCCGGGAAGCGAACCGCGTAGCCCAGGAGGCTGCGGAACTGGCTGAGGGTGAAGCGCGCGCGGCCCGGCTGACCAACGACTTCATGCTCGACATGCTGGACACGCAAGAGCAGCTGGCCCTGACGGACCGTGATGCGCTTGATATTCGGCGCCAGATCCTCGCCATCCGGCAGGCTGAACGCCGCGCTGCGCTGGAGGCGGCAGCGGCAGACAAGGAAGCAACCGAAGCAGAGCGCGCGGCCGCTCGCGGTGCATTGGCGAACCTGCCGACGCTGGAGAGGAACGAGAGCCGCGCGCTGGACGGGTCGACCGAAGGCGCCCGCGACGCGAAAGGCATCGTCGCGGACCTGAGGGCGCCAGAAAACGCCGTCGAGCGCGCCCGCGAGGCCTACGCCGAAATCGACCGCCTCCGCCAGGAAGACGTCATCAGCGAGCAGGAGGCCGCCCTCGCGAAGGCCCAGATAGATGCGGACCTTCGGGAGCAGCGGCTCGCCGGAACGCAGACCATGCTCGGCGCGCTGGCGACGCTCCAGAACAGTTCGAACAAGAAGCTGGCTGCGCTCGGAAAGGCCGCCGCAATCGCTCAGGCGACGATCGATGGCGTGCTGGCGGTGCAGAAGGCACTGGCGTCCGCGCCGCCCCCCATGAACTTTATCCAGGCTGCTGTCGTGGGCGCCGTTGCGGCCGCGAACGTCGCGTCGATCGCAGGGATGGCGGACGGCGGCCTGGTGCGCGGCCCCGGCGGCCCGCGCGAGGATAAGGTGCTGCGCCGCCTGTCTAACGGCGAGTTCGTAGTGAACGCCAAGGCGACGGCCCAGAACCGCAGCTTGCTGGAAGCGATGAACAACGGGCAGCGCGTCCCCGGCCTGGCGAGCGGCGGTCTCGTCGGTCGCGCTGATGCCGCAGCGGCATCTCTGGGGTCCGCCCGATCCAGCTCGTCGTCCAGCTTCTCCTACTCTCCAACGATCGATGCGCGTGGTGCTGACATGGCCGCTATCGAGAACCTGAAACGTGCGCTGGCCGAGGAGCGGCAAAACCTGCCCAACGTGATCATGGGCGTGGTGGGCAAGAAGGCGAAGTACCGCCTGGGCAAGAACGCGGAGGCGTGATGTTGCTGACGTACCCCTTGCCCCTGTCGCCCTTTCACAGGA